TTTTTTTACATTATTTTCTACCGGGAGTTTTGTGGTGGAAACAATTAGTACAGGTTCTACTACCATATTTTCACAATCATTAGCTCATATAACAATAAAAGATGTGAATCCAATTCTAGGTAATGTTGATAAAATAAATGTGTATATCAGATCAAGAGCAACGGGAGGAACATTAACAGAATATCAGTTAATAGGAACAAAACTATTGTATGATATTATTACAGGCTCATCAACAGACATATACTCTGATACTCAAACTAATGTAACTCAATCAACTCATACATTTTTATATAATCCAACCAATAAAAATGTGGCAAATGATATAAAAATTGAATATTTAAATTCACAAAACGATTTTGCAAATTATGAATCGATATTAACCAATTATTATTTTAAAGGATATGATAGTCAAGCAAGTGGCTCTGGTGGTGGGGGTGATATAACGGAATTAAGTCAATCATTATCCACTCAAATTAATAATGTAAGTTCATCTATCACAACATTAACTGTAGCTAGTTCATCATTATCCACTCAAATTAATAATGTAAGTTCATCTATCACAACATTAACTGAAGCTAGTTCATCATTATCCACTCAAATTAATAATGTAAGTTCTTCATTATCTACTATTACAAATGTAATTAAAGATACTGGCGATAATAGATTAGGATTAAATATTCAAGGTGAGTGGAATAATACAACCGAACCAAGCAACACTCTGTTGAGTGAAGGCGAAAAAATTGATTGGCTATCGGGTGAGAATATTTCTTTGATAAGAAACTCATCACCGGGAACTATATCACTCTTAGCAGACCCGGATGGATATTTAAAAATTAAATTGCACAGTAATGAAGGTGTTGACACTGATTATATAATATTTTTACCATACTATTCATCATCATATTCTGGATAATAATAAACTAAAATAAATTTTATATTTATTTATATGGGAAATTTAATAAAAGAGTGGGTTAAAGAAATATTAACCGAAGAAATAAAAGATATAGTGGTTGTATATGCAGGAAGGTTTCAACCTTTTCATAAAGGACACTATGGAACATACTCACATTTAGTTCAAAAGTTTGGTAAAGATAAGGTTTGGATTGGAACATCCAATAAAAGTGGTGGACCGAAAGACCCATTTAACTTTTTGGAGAAGAAAAAAATAATGACTACAATGTTTGATATCCCTTCAAATAAAGTAGTTCAAGTAAAAAACCCATATAACCCAACCGAAGTATTAAGTGGATTTTCACCCAAAACAACAGCGTTTGTAACTGTGGTAGGAGAAAAGGATGTACAACGATTGGGTGGTAAATATTTCAAAAAGTTTCATAGTGGAGACGGATTCAAACCTGCTAGTGGGTATGAAGAAAATGGTTATGTTTACGCATCACCAATGCAGGCAAACTCAATAAGTGGAACGGATGTAAGAAAGTGGTTATCAGCGGGAGATGAATCAAAAAGAAAAGCAGGATTTAAAAAAGCTTATCCAAAATTTAATCCCAAAATATACAACTTAATAACAAAAAAGTTGATAGCAGTAGAATCCATAATGGAATCTTTCTTTAAGACATTTAATATAAAAGCATTAACTGAGTCAACACTAAGTGGTGGATATGGGGGAGATGCAGGTGAACCTGACGCAATGTATGTAGTTCCTAATAAACGAAGGGTTTTGGGATTAAGTAAGCAAGCACAAAAAAACGATTATTGGTTTGTTAATGGTGGATATGTACAATTAGATTTTCCAAAAGCAGATGTAATGGTCAAAAAATCCGCAAAAGGTACTGGGGATTTTTACCAATATAGTAGTACTAGAAAAGTATTTACAATGGATGACCTTTTAGATATTCCTGAAACCGAAGATTTTGTAACGGCTGATACAGCAACATCACCATTGGATGCAGCACCACCGGATGCACCACTTAATAATACAGTAGATATTACAGGAGTAAAGGATGAAGAGTTACAAGAAGCTTATGCAAGATTAGGACACGAAATTGTTGAATGGTCTACCAATACTAAAGTAAAGAGAATTAACGATAGACAATTTAGATTATTAGAAAAAATTGGCAGAAAGTTTTCTAAGTTTTTGTTAGAGGGTGGCGCATACGGACACATGAATCACCCATTTGATATGGAATTGGGTTTAACTTTTGGTGATTTAAAAAATATAATAACAAAAGCCCTAAAAGGTGATTTGAAATTAACAACAGAAAAGTGTATAGCGGGTGATAGTATTATTGAAACTAAAAATAATGGAAACATACCTATATCGGAGTTTGTGGATAATAAACTTACCGATTTGGTATTATCATTTAATGAAGTAACTGGTAATAATGAATTTATGGGTATTATGGCATCTTTTAATAATGATGATACTGATGAGTGGTTAGAAATAGAACTGGAAGATGGTAAAACCATTCAAGTAACGCCAAATCATAGAATGTATGTAGAGGGTATAGGGTATGTTCAGGCCAAAGATTTGACCGAAGATATGGAATTGAAAACATTGTAAAAATACACACAACAACCATCGGTTTTTTCACAAATCACATATTTATATAAAATAATACATACTATGGAAGAAGCTTGTAAATATTGTGGTAATAAACTTCAAATTAAAAGTAGTTTGAGTATAAATGGTCATATAAGAAATTGTGGTAAATTTAAAGAATGGCGTGATGGGTTATTTAATTATGATATGTTATATACTGAATATATAATAAATGGTAAATCTGCGCTACAAATTGCTAATGAAAATGGGTGGAGTTCATCTACAATAGTGAACAAACAACTTAGACGATTAAATATACCTGTTAGAAATGTAAAACAATCTCATTATATGGATGGGTATAGAGATAGAATTGAAAAAACTAATTTGAAAAAATATGGTGCAATAAACCCATTATCTAAAGGGACAGTAATATTTCACAAAAGAAATAAAACTGTTAAAGAAAAATATGGAGTTGATAACATTTTTCAGCACCCAAAAGTTAAAGAAAAAATACGATTTTCTGGAGCATTTAAGTCTTTATTTCCAAATTACAATGTAAATGCTATACCAATTATAGAAGAGTATGGTAAGCAATATGGATATAACTTCCAACACGCGGAAAATGGTGGTGAGTATTATGTTGAAGGGCTTGGTTATTATTTGGATGGGTATGATAAAGAAAAAAACGCTGTAATTGAAATAGATGAATCGCATCATTTTAATAAAGATGGTTCACTTCGAAAAAGAGATGTAATACGACAGGAAAAAATAGAAAAGTTATTGGGCTGTAAATTTATAAGGATTAGATATGAAAATTAAATCAATAAAACCAATAAACAAAGTTCAGACCAGATATGACATAAAAGTTGATAATTTTTCATGTTATTATGCAAATGGTATATTAATTCATAATACAGATGGACAGGCACTCGCTATTAGTTGGAGAGATGATAAGGGATTAATCGCTGCAAGGAACAAGGGACACCTTGCTAACAGTGGTGAAAACGCAATGTCAATCGCTGATGTTGCTTCAAAGTTCGGAGGTAGGGGTGGACTAACCGATGCTTACAACTTTGCTATGAGGGATTTAGAAACGGCTGTGAAGGGGTTATCAAAAGCACAACGAGATAAGATATTTGCGCAAGGTAAAAAGTTTATGAACTTAGAAGTTATTTATCCAACATCGGTAAATGTAATACCTTATGGACAGGCTCTTTTAATATTTCATAATACAAATGAATACGATGAATCCGGTGTGGCGATTGGGGCCGACCAATCTGATGCAAAGATATTGGCGGGGATGATTAAACAAATCAATCAGGATGTACAAGAAAAGTATAAGATACAAGGGCCACCAATTACACAATTACCAAAAGATGTAAATTTAGAAAAATTACAACCAAAGTATTTGGGGATGTTAAAAAACTTACAATCTAAATTTGGTTTAAAAGATAGTGATGGGCCTGCAGAATATCATCAGGCTTGGTGGGGAGATTACATAGATAAAAATTCACCTGAAAAATTAGATAAATCAACAAAGGATGGATTGGTAAAAAGGTGGGCATTTTTTGATAAAAGTTTTAAATTGGGTACAAATAACATTAAATCTCAAAAGGTATTAGATTGGGCGGTGGGTGTAGATAAAAACGACCATCAAAAAATAACAAAAGATAATATTAGACCATTTGAAGATATATTTTTAGGTGTTGGTGCGGAAGTGTTATCGTTGATGAGTTCAGTATTAACAGTAAACCCGGATGAAGCAACCCGAAGTATAAAGCAAAGATTAGACCAAATCATTAAAGATGTTAAAGCCGGTGGGGATGAAAAAAAGATAAAGAAATTACAATTAGAACTTGAAAGAATGGCAGCAATCGGCGGGCCTGATAAAATTGTTCCGAATGAGGGTGTTGTTTTTGTGTATAAGGGTAGGACGCTTAAACTAACTGGTGCTTTCGCAAGTTTAAATCAGATATTGGGTTTATTCTATTAATTTAGATATTTATATTAAAATAAGTTATGAGTAAGTTAAAAAATACAAAAGCGGTTACTGAAATGTTAGCGGGAACACATAAAACGCAAACACGAACAACCGTTGGTTTTGAAGAAATTCCTACCTATGTTCGTAGAGAAGTCGGTGAACAATGGCAGGATGAAAATGGGGATATGTGGGAGCAGAAAGCTGGGTATATTTTAAAACTCGGTAAGCTTCATCAACTTAGGCAGGATTTGAAAAAGTTCCCTAATTGTATGAAGGAAACCTGCGACTGTAAAAACCCAAAGAGGTTAGATGAAAAAATGCGTGCTTTTCACGGGATGTGTTTTGATTGTGTATTAAGTATGGAATCAAAATTACGGATGAGTGGGGAGTATGATAGGTATGAAAAAAAGAAAATGCTGGAGAATGCGAAAGCATGGTTAAAGCAGGCTCAATTTGAAAAAGAGGCCCTTAAAGTTGCGTTAAGAATGAAGTTTATCAACGAGAATGGTTCGGTTGAAGAATGGAATGGTTTTAATATGGATGAACTTTTATCAAAAGTAGATTCTGATTTTGAAAAGTTGCGTGAGGAATATATCGAAAAATTGGAGCAAGAACTTGAAGAAGAAACAACAACAACTTAGAGAATTAATCCGAAGTGCGATAGCACAAATTATCAAAGAGGATTTAAGAGCATGGTTTGGTAAAGGTAAGACCGGTTCTACCACTGGTGGTGGTTGGGATAGATATTCCTCTACAGGTGAAAAATTGGGTAAGTGTGGTGATGCCGAAGAAGGTGAAGCATATTCGGCGTGTCTTTCCAAAGAAAAAGCAAATAAGTTAGGGCCTGAAGGTAGGGCATCTTTTGTAAAAAGGAAAAGAGCAGCTCAAAAGAAAGCAGGGGATGCCAAAAAAGGTGGTGAACAATCAAAAGGTCAAAAGCCTGTTTTTGTTAAGACTGGTGCTTAGTACCCATATAATGGAAATGAACAAAAACTATATTTATATAATATAAATCAAAAATAGGAAACAAACGATGAAAGTATCGCAATTAAGAAAGTTAATCCGAGAGGAAGCCAAACGGGCCCTAAATGAAGGACCACTTGTAAACGCTATAAAACCAGCTTATACTGGAGATATTGGAAAAGCGGTCAAAGCATTAGAACAATACTTAATAAACGTTGGGGATAAGTATCAATGGGGGAAATTAGCCGACTTGATAGTTGATATTGTTGATTATGCACAACAAGAAGCAAGAGATGAATATAAAGATTAAAATATAATCATTTTTGAGGAAGTAAATGAAACTAATATTAGAAAAAAATGTTCCAACAGACCCAGCAAAATGGTCTTATTATAAATCGCAAGCAAAGAAAAAGTTTGATGTTTACCCTAGTGCCTACGCCAACGGTTGGGCTGCGAAACAATATAAAGCAGCAGGTGGTGGTTGGAAAACCGAAGAATCTGTGGATGAAGCCAAAAAAGATTTAGGATTTGATCTTGGTGATTTTGTTCACTTTAAATCAAAAAATAAAACTGGGATGGTTCTAAAAATTCAGGGTAGTAAAGTAACCATCAGAACCCTTCAAGGCCCATTTGTGGGTGATATAAAAGATATTCAAATTCTTGCACAAGATAATATAAATGAAGGTAATGCATTTACTGGGGCACTTTTTAATGCAAGAAAAGAAGGATTAAAAGAGTTTGAATTTAACGGAAAAAAATATCCTGTAATAAATGAAATTGATGATGAGCCCAGCAAATCTTCCGTTAAAAAATCGGGCAAAGAACAAGCAGCACAACAAAAGGAAATGTTAAGTATTCAGAAAACATTAAAAGATAATGCCAAAGATACTGTTGCTTATAATAAGATACCTCAAAATAAAAGAACCTCTGCGCAAAAGGCCCATTTAAAAAATATGGCCGATTTAACAACTAAATTAAAAAAGTTAAAAAGTTTAACCGAAGATATTGATGTGGGGCATCAGGATGATGAACCTAATATGTTAAAGGCTGATTTGTTTCGTATTGCTAAATACGCAAAAGAACTTTATGAAATGATGAATCAGTTTGATAACTCTGATGAAGAAGTTGATTTTCCTCATTGGTGGCAATCTGATATTATTCGTGCAAAAGAATTGATGGTTAATGCAAAACATTATTTGAATGGTGAATTAAATGTAAATGGTAATCCTTTGGGTGAAGGTAAAAAAAGAATTAGTGAGGGGTTGAGATGGCATTTAAAAAACAAAAAACCGCTTTCTGAAAATGTATTTAGATATGGTTCTCCCAAATTTTTTAAGTTAGTAAATGAGTGTAGGAACTTGTGGAGAGGGGGTCAGTTCATGCCAATGAATGAAAGTGATGAATGGTTTTTAGATTCTGATATGGGTAAGATTGGGATTTATGAAGGTAAGAAAGTTTTATTGGATTTTCCAATGTTGGTAGAAGCTCAGTATCAAGGAACTGAAGTAGAGTTAAATTCACCAAAAAGAAATTCAGGTGAAGGTAAAAAGTATGTTGTGTATGTAAAAGACCCATCAAGCGATAACATCAGAAAAGTAACCTTTGGAGATGTAAAGGGTGGATTAACTGCAAAAATAAACAACCCAGAAGCAAGACGGGCATTTTCAGATAGACATAATTGTCCTGATAAAAAAGATAAAACAACACCAGGATATTGGTCTTGTAACTTACCACGCCATTGGTCTAAAATCGGTGGTGGTGAGGATATAAACTCATATTGGTAGTATGGCAAAAAGACCGTATTCTGAAACCAGGTCCGAAAACAATCTTCGTAGAGTATTTAAACCAAATGTAGATAATTCGGAATTGGTTTGGCATAGAGATAGGGAAGATAGATTGGTAGAGGTTGTAAGTGGTAAAGGTTGGATGTTTCAGTTGGATAATGAAGTTCCGATTGAATTAAAAGCTGGTGATAAATTTAAAATTAAAAAAGAAACTTACCATAGAATTATTCGTGGAAATACACCACTTGAAGTAAATATTAAATTATTGAATTAATTAATTTTAGTTCCATATTTATTATAAATAAGTTACGATGAATTCATATCATGTGTTTTTGGTCAATCAAAATAGACCACCAGGCTCTTTTGAGTTGTTAGTTCAAATGTATTCTTGTATTACGCATAAAACGCACAATTCGGATACACCATTATACTTAATAACGGATAAAAAATCAAAAGAATTTTATGATAGTTGGAATATAACCCCACTTTATGATGGTGTTATTACTGATTATTTTGATGATTATCCATACGATAAAATATCACCCAACTTTTGGGCATCACCTAAATTGTGGGCAATGTCAAAGTTAAAAACTCCATTTGTTATTTATGATACTGATTTGGTTTTGTATAAAAATTTAAAGAAAGAATCGGTGGGATGCGATTTATTGTATCTTCATAGAGAATCACCAACCACATATGGTAATCCATTGGATATAGAACATTCGGATAATTGGAAATGGGATAAAAAGCTAATAAATTCTTTTAAAGATTCATTTCCAATGAATTGTGCTATTGTTGGGATGTTCAACGAAAAATTTAAAAACGATTATGTAAATCATTACTTTAATTTTGTTTTGGGTGGTAGTGGGGAAACAAAAAATATGACAAAAGAAAAGTTATTACTGTACGCCGAATCTTCACCACAAATTATATTAGAACAATGGTTATTAGCAGCACTTTCAAAGTATTATAAAAAAATAAAAACAAAAGCATTGGTCCCCGTAGTTTATACCAATCAAGCTTTTTACACATTTGATTTTGATTCTCAATCAGAAGATGCTCACAAATTATTAAACCAATCAATATACCATTTGTGGGGTGCTAAAAAGTTTGAAAATGACCCGAAATCAAAGTTGTATATAAAATCAAAAGTGGATATTGTAAACGCATTACCAATAATAACATCCAGCCCATACAATCGGTTATTAATTGATAAAGCATCATATTTAATATCAAAATTAGTTTAACAAAAAAAATCAATATTTATAAAAACAGGAGAAAAGTTATGAACATTTTAAAAAGATTATTTAGTTTAATTTTTGGCCAAAAAGCCGAACCAAAAAAGATTGAAACATTGGTAGTTCCAAAACAACCAACTTTTACATCATCGCCAAGATATGCTGGTACATTAGCACCAACTTGGGAATCAAAAACTGAACAACCCAAAGTTGAACAACCCAAAGTTGAAGTTAAAAAAGCAACACCTGTTGCCGAAGAACCTAAAACTGATGCTGTTGTTGAGCAAAAACCAAACCCAAAAAGAAAAAATAATTATAGAGTAAAGCATAAAAAGCAAAAAAAGAATAATGAAAATATCTAAAATTTTTGGATTAGTAGTAGTTGTATTAATTATCCTATTTTTACTTAGGGATAAATTACCTATGGGGTTTGTTAAGAGAATTTTTAACAATGAACCTACTATAGACACCGTTACAACGGTGGAATATAAATACGATACTATCACTAATGAATCAAAAGTTTATGTACCACAATGGAAAGATAGGGTTGTAATTGATATTGATAGCTTTATAGTAAGCCAACCTCAACCTATTGATACAATGGCACTTTTAGCAGATTACTATTCAAAGTATTACTACGAAGATACTGTTGCGGTAGATACCTTTGGGTATGTGGTATTAAAAGATACAATTTCACAAAATCAAATTCAGTCCCGACAATCAATCACAACTGTTGTCATACCAACAAAAACTGTTACCCATAGTATTTTAATAAATAAAAGAGAAATTTATTTAGGGGGTGGTTTTACAGGTAGTAGAAACTATATGATTGCCAATGGTGAATTATTAATTAGAACCAAAAAAAGAAAATCATTTGCATTTGGTGTTGGTATAGATAACGAATTAACTCCAAACTTTACGGGAAAGATTTATTGGCAAATAAGTAAATAAACCAATGGCTGGTAAATCTTTAAAGGAATTAATATCCGATGAGTATGTAAAGTGTGCAAAAGACCCCGTATACTTTTTTAAAAAATTTTGTTACATACAACACCCACATAGGGGTAAGATATTATTTAACCTATACGATTTTCAAGAGGGATTAATTGATAATTTTAAAGAACATCGTTTTAATGTTATCCTTAAATCACGTCAGTTAGGTATATCCACTATTAGTGCTGGATATGCAACTTGGTTAATGTTATTTCATAGAGATAAGAACATACTTGTAATTGCTACCACACAAGATGTAGCAAAAAATCTTGTTACAAAAGTTAGGTTTATGTATGATAACTTACCAAGTTGGTTAAAAGTTCCTGCTGCAGAAGATAACAAATTATCATTAAGATTGAAAAATGGTTCGCAAATTAAAGCAGTATCCGCAACCGAAACGGCAGGTCGTTCTGAAGCACTTTCATTACTGATTATTGATGAGGCTGCATTTATTAAAGGTATTGAAGAGATATGGTTATCAGCACAATCAACGTTATCAACCGGTGGTGGGGCTATCATTCTTTCAACTCCAAATGGTGTAGGTAATTTTTTCCACAAAGTTTGGTTGCAAGGTGAGCAGGGTGATAAATGGCATCCTACAAGATTACATTGGACAGTTCATCCAGAAAGAAATCAACGATGGAGAGATGAACAAACCCGATTATTGGGTGAAAAGGGTGCTGCACAAGAATGCGATACTGATTTTATATCATCGGGTTATACTGTTGTAGATGGTAGTGTATTGGAGTGGTATAAAGAAACTTACATTACCGACCCCGTTGAAAAGCGTGGTTTTGATGCAAATTATTGGATATGGGATTATCCAAACTATGAAAAGAATTATATTGTTGTAGCTGATGTTGCTAGGGGTGATGGAGCAGACTATTCTGCTTTTCATGTTATTGATGTAGAACGAATTGAACAGGTGGCAGAGTATAGGGGTAAGATAGAAACAAAACAATATGGGGCGTTTCTAACATCAGTTGCAACGGAATGGAACAATGCTTTGTTGGTGATTGAAAACGCAAATATTGGGTGGGCAGTTATCCAAGAGGCAATTGACCGTAATTATCAAAACCTTTATTATTCATATAGAGAACTGGGTTATATTGATGAGGATATTCATTTAAGGCGTGGTTGGGATTTAAAACAAAAAGAGGATATGGTACCAGGGTTTTCAATAACACAAAAAACCCGTCCATTGATTGTATCAAAATTAGATACTTATATGAGAGAGAAATCACCTATAATTCGCTCTAAAAGGTTATTGGATGAATTGTTTGTGTTTATTTGGAATGGTTCAAGAGCAGAAGCACAAAAGGGTTACAACGATGATTTAGTTATATCATTTTCCACACCCCTTTGGGTAAGAGATACTGCTCTTAAATTAAGACAGCAAGGAATGGATTTAACCAGATCTGCATTAAGTCATATTACCAAAGTATCTTCAAACCAACCAGGAGTATTTTCAAGCAGAAATCAAACACAAAACCCATACTCAATGAAAGATATTCGTGGTAACGATGTTGACTTGAGTTGGTTATTATAAAAAATTTATATTTATATTTATGGCAGATAAATCACTATTCGGTAGATTGCAAAGATTATTTTCAACGCAAGTTGTAATAAGGAGAATTGGTAAAGGTAAAACTCGTGCAATTGATACTCAAAGATTACAATCACAGGGTAATATAAAAGGAACATCTTACTACGATAGATTTGGTAGATTGCACAGCACCCGCCAAAATTGGGAAACATACAACAATCAATACAACTATTCATCCAATAGATTAGAGTTATATACGGATTATGAAGCAATGGATAAAGATTCAATCATCGCTTCGGTGTTAGATATTTATTCGGATGAATGCACTCTTAAAAATGATATAGGTGATGTTTTACGAATTAATTCTGATGATGAAAATATAAAAAAAATACTACACAACCTTTTTTATGATGTCTTAAACATTGAGTTCAATTTATGGGCATGGATTAGGGGGATGAATAAATATGGTGATTATTATTTAGATTTGGATATAGAAGAGGGTATTGGTATTGTAAACGCATCACCAATATCTGCGTATGAGATTGAAAGGGAAGAGGGTTTTAATCCTGATAATCCATACGAAGTTCGTTTTAAAATGACATCTTTTGGTGGAGGTACAACAGGATTTAATTATCAAAAATCTCAAAATGATTTACAAAATTATATTCCATTCTATAGAATAGCACACTTTAGATTATTTTCAGATACAAACTTTTTACCTTACGGCCGTTCACTTTTAGAACCGGCAAGAAAGACTTGGAAGCAATTAACTCTTATGGAAGATGCGATGTTAATTCATCGTATTATGAGAGCACCTGAAAAAAGGGTATTTAAAATTGATGTTGGTAATATACCACCAAATGAGGTTGACCAACATATTAGAAACATTATTGACCAAATGAAAAAAATCCCATATGTGGACCAAAACACTGGGGATTATAATCTTAAATTCAACATTCAAAATATGTTGGAAGATTATTATTTACCCGTCAGAGGTGGGCAGTCTGGAACTCAGATTGATACTTTAAATGGTATGGAATTTACAGGTATTGAAGATATTAACTACCTAAAAAACCGAATGCAGGCCGCTCTTAAAGTTCCAAAAGCGTTTATTGGATATGAAGAGGGTGTAGAGGGTAAAGCAACATTAGCACAACAAGATATTCGTTTTGCACGGAGTATTGAGAGGGTTCAAAAAATTGTTCTTTCGGAATTAACCAAAATAGCAATTATTCACCTTTACGCACAAGGATATGAAAATGAAGATTTATCAAACTTTTGGTTGGAACTAACCCCACCATCCATTGTTTATCAGCAAGAAAAAGTTGCCTTATGGGTTGAAAATGTTAGATTAGCAACCGATATTAAAACATCAAAATTATTATCACAGGAATGGATATATAAAAATATATTCAATATGTCCGATGATGAATGGAAAGTTGAACAGCAAAGGGTTATTGATGATTTGAAGTTAGGGTTTAGGCAGAATCAAATTGAAAATGAAGGTAATGACCCACTTAAAACAGGCGAATCATTTGGAACACCACATGATATGGCTTCCATGTCTCAGCAACAACCCGCTGAAGAAGGCGGTGGGCAACAATTCCCTGCCGCACCTAATAGTGAAGTAGGACCGGATGGTGGTTCGCCCGAAGGTGGATTTCCTGACGCAGGAGCTCCACAAAAAGGAAGTACTACTGGGACGGATGAAAGTAACTTTGGTAGAAATCCGTTAGGATATGAAAAAAATATATCACCCGAATCAACATATCACAGATTTAGAAAATCACCGTTATCAGTTGAGGGGGGGCAATTGAAAGCAAGTTTACAACAATCGAAAATGAAAAGTAAAAAAATGTTAATTGAATCTCTTTCAACGGAAAGTGAAATTAATGAAGTTAGTATGTTAGATGAGAAAAACATACTAAATGATATGGTTTAATCAATTTTAGTATATTTATTAAATGATATATAGGGATAAAAATAAAAATGAACAAACTTAGACATTCAAAATTTAAAAATACAGGTGTTTTGTTTGAATTGCTTGTCAGACAAATTGCATCTGATACATTGAACGAAAAAAACTCACCAGCCCTTTCTATCATTAAAAAACACTTTAAAAACGGAAGTGAACTAAGTAAAGAATTAAAACTATATCAATATTTAGTAAAAGAAAACTTTGATAATTCTTATAAAGCACAAGAGTTTTTAAATATTGTTTTATCCGAAAGAAAAAAATTAAATGAAGGTGTATTGAAGCGTGAGAAATATAACTTAATTAAAACAATTAATGAACGCTTTAACACAAATGATTTTTTCAAATATAGAGTATCCAATTATAAATCTCTTGCATCTATTTACAAATTGTTTGAAAACAACGAAGGGACATCCCCAAAAGAATGGGTTGAATGTAAAAATGTTATATTAGAAAATGTAACAAAAAAACCAAAAACTGAAAAAGCAGTAAACAATCAATATGTAAATGAATCAAAAGATGTAAGATTATTAGCATACAAATTTTTAGTTGATAAGTTTAATGAAAAGTATAAAGTTTTAACTACCGAGCAAAAATTGGTTCTTAGAAATTACATCAATAATGTTGATAATTCTGATAACTTAAAAAGATTTATTTTAAGAGAAAGTGAAAAACTTAAAAAAGAATTTTCTAAAATAAAAATTTCAGATAAAGTTTCTGCTATAAAACTTAAAGAAGTTATCAATTTAATTGATGGATTATCTAATTCTAAAATAGTTTCGGAAAATCAGGCTTTAGGTCTTTTACGATATCATCAACTATTGAACGAATTAAAAGGTATTTAATATGAGTAGATTTCTAATTGAAGAGCTTGATAAACAATTCAAGCAGCTAGAGGAAATAGAAGAGCAGGATGAAAAAGATTCCGAATTAGAAGAACAAAATGTTACCTCTAATTTGGATGGTGGTGCTGGTCCACCACGAACTCCACACGCATTTGCAAAAAGTGAAAAGGATATGGATGATGACCATATTGAGGT